CCCAGTTCTTTAATATTGTCAAATGCAACTGGATTAAACTGAAAGTGAACATGATAAAGAAATTTAGATTTAGGAGCTAACCTAAATGCATCGTCAACAAATGTTCTACTGGCGTGACGGAAGTCTCCAAGGTTACCTTTTGGAGATAAAGCGCCTCTTGCTAAGTTGTCTAAAAAACCTGTGAACTTTCCCATACTAATATTTATCTTTGGAAATTATCTACGTATATAATAAAAAAAGGGGTACTGCAATAGTACCCCTTGAAAGACTAGGAACTTTGTTTTTATTAAGCGCCGCCGCCAGTGACTAGTGTATTCACTGTACGCCCAACTGCTGTACCTATACCTGTACCTTGTGGTGTCTGGATAGCATTGTCGTAACGTATGTTTAGCGTAACTGTTACTGCATCTGAAGTTGCGTATGCTAGTGTGTTGTAGTTTGCACTTTCACAATAACATCCATATAGTTCAAATGTTTCAAGCACGTTTGGTGTGTTTGCACCATTACCACCATCTAGAATTTCAATTCTAGTTGTGAACTTGTAATCAAGTCCTGATGCCGCACTCGACTGTTCAAAGAAATCGAATTGTTTCTGAAGTTGTTCACCAACAAGTTTTTGCACATTGTTGTTTACATCTTCACGTAAGTTAAGTGTAATTGGTTCCCAAGTATGTTTACCTGCCAAGTATACTTTTGAGTTGTAAATGTCTAATGTCATTTGCTCAAAGGATACGTTTGGTCTAGTTACATCAACAACTTGCTTGGTTAATTCTGTTGTCGGAGTTGATGTTCCGAAGTTTTCCAAAGATACCCTAAAACGATATTGTAGTTTGGGCATCAACAGACCTTGGTTTGAAGCTGAATCGCCGCTTGCCAAAGGTACTGTAATTTTTGATAGTGTTGATATTGCCATTTAATTTGCTCCTAATCTATAAGTATTTATCAATCTTACAGTCCTGCTATTTCTCCAGTATTTTTAAGTCTTAGTGGAATGTAAATAAATTCAACTGCTTTAACAGGTTCGATAGCAATGTCTAAGTATAGTTCATTTCTATCAATCCTTGCTGGAGTGTTGTTTGACTCATCACACACTACTAAGAAATCATACAATGCTCTTTGACCTACTAGTTCTAACATTAAACTTTCAGCGGCTTGTTTTATCTCATCACGTGTAATCTTGTCATTTGGTTCAAACAAGTATGGCTTAGCAAGTTGATTTAACTGTGAACGTAGGTAAATTACCAAACGTGCAACGTTAATTCTATCTAAAGAACTTGCTGCTAGTTGTCTTGTTTTCTGTCCAAAAGCAACCAAACCTGCACCAGTAATGAACGTAATTGGGTTAACTGCATTTGCATACAGTGTATCTCTTTGACCTTCATTAAGTGCTATAGATTTAAATTCGCCTTCTGATGTAATGTAACCAGTTGAACTTGCATTTGTAATACCACCACGTCTTGTACCTGCTGGTGCAAACCATGGAAACGATACTTGATCGCTTAGTGCAATAGTTCTCATCATCATATGACTTGGTGGAACAACAACATTGTTACCAAAGTTGTCACTTGTAAATCCACTTGGATAGTAAACTGCTAGATAAGGATCAGTTGTAGTTAAACCGTTATCATTATCCTCTACTGCAAGATTAACATTTGTTGCCCAATTGTTAAGTGCAGTTGCATTAGATTCTAATCTGAATGGAGAATCACCAAGTACAAATGCTGTTAAACCTCTGTCATAGTTTAGTGATTTCATTTCACCAATTAGTTCTGGATAACCTGGGCAAGACATTAAGTTAAAGATACGTGACTCGTTGTCTCTAATATCTTCATTAGAGTTAACTAGTGCTTGTAGAGCTTGTACAACAACTTTACGTTGTGCCTTACGTCCAAATGTACCTGAACCGTCTTGTTGGTTTCCTGACTCTGTTACCCAACGATCTGCGTCATACGCTGCCATTGATTCGTCATTATATCTATCGTTGTTACCTGCTGTGTTAATGTAATTTTTTACATATTTCTTAACATTGAATCCACTTCTACGTAGGTTCCAAAGTAACATACCTTTTGGATATAATGCTGGATCTGGAGCATCTGGGTCCATGTAATCACTTGCTAGTAGATCTTCAATATCTCCTGCTGTATCACTGTTTGCGCCTGCTGTGTTGTAACGAGCATCTGCAAAAATAATACCTTCTTCAGAAGTTTGATCACCAGTATCAACAAGCACCCAATTATCTACAGCATTAGCATTTCCTAGTGCTGAGTTATATTTGTATAACTTTGGATAATTTTCTAAGTCGCTTGTGTCAACCCAAAGGTCACCTGTTACAAGAGCTGTACCATCACTTTGTGTTGATGGTGCGCTTGCACTTACTCTTGGTCCTGCTGGATCAGTTGCTTTTGTGGAATCAACATTGTAGTATGGACTTGCTGTAGAACTTTGTCCACTTGCGCCGTCATATTGATAACCAACAAACTCACTTCCGTTGTGTACAAGAATATCTACTTCATCAACAATTGAATTGTACCAAAGTGTACCATCTGCTGTTGTTGCTGTAACTTCTGTATCTTTTGCTGTGTAGAATCCTGATCCTGAATCGTTAACAGGACTCCATAAACTTGCTAGGTAAACTGCTGGACTTGCTGTTGCATCGTCTTCAGTAGTACCTGCTTCGTCAAAACGTGTACCTGCATATGACCCTGGTGCATAGTATAAGTTTGGTATGCCGTTGTTTCCGTCAACAAAAGGAGTAAATCCTGCTGCCGCTAACACACCATCTGTATCAACAAATTTAATTTCTCCACCAAGTGAGTGTGAAATACTTACTTTATTTGTAGCATCTACACTAGCAGTAACATTTGTAATTCCTGCAGAGTTAATTGCTGTTGCTAGTACAGTTGAATCACTAACTGCACCTGTGTACGATGCTGTTACTGTTATAGCTGCTTCAAAAGCCGAAGAACCATTATCTGTAGTTTGTACAGTAAATGATTGACTTCCTGAACTAATTGATCCTGCAATAATTTTGTTTCCAGTAATAACTGTAGGTGCAGCACTTCTTCTGCGCTTTAGTTTAAATGTAGCTAATGGAGGTTGATCTCCTGCAAGGTTTGTTTCGACATATAAATCACCTGCAGATAAACCTGTTCCGCCACCTGAACGATCTAATTCATAAATTGCTTCTTCATTGCTTGAATATAAAGGAGCACTTACAGTTTCCCATAGCTCAGTACTGTTGTTCCATTTTTTAACAACATATTTTGCTCCAAGGTTTGGAGTAGTTGTTTTCAACCAAACACTACCAGATGGTCTGTTGTATGTATCTGCTGTTTTCCATTCAGGTACGTTTGTGTGTTTTGAAATTTGTAATGCTGGTGGATAATATGTACCTGCATCAATACCAAGTTCTCCAAGTCTATCAGTATCTCCGCCAATTAGTATATCTCCGCCAGTAGTTGAGTCTTCTGACGCACTTCCTGTTCCATCACTGTAAATCTCTAATCTTCCGTCTACTGCTGCAGCTGTAACTCCAGTAATAAGTAATCCGTTGATTGTTGTAGCAACATCTGCTACTGCATCTGAACTATTTACAGTTACGCTAGTACCATTAATAGTAATTGCTGCTGTTCCTGCAAATGAAGGATTAGCCGCTGTACCTCTGATTGTAGGCCAACTTTTTGCCCAAGGATCAGAACCTACTAATACCCAAGTACCAGCTGAGTTTTTGTAGAATATTCTAATTAAGGTAGTAGTAGCAACAACTGCATAAGAACCAATTTCTCCAACGGCACCTGTTGGGATATTTCCTGCAAAACCATTAGTGTTTACACTGCCTGTGTTTGATACTTCAGTATCATCTGTAATAACATAAGGTACTTTATTAGTAAAACTTTGTCCACCGTTTAACACAGATGCTCCGTTCCATTCTTGGATTCCCCATAGAGTATTTGCTGTGTCTAACCAATAAGTTCCGTCTGCTGGATTAGCTGCTGGTGCAGTAGAAGTTGCTTCTAGTTCTCCTAGATCAACATCTGCCCTTACTACCCAAGCTCTGTTTGCAACACCTAGATATGAATAAGCTGCTTGTAATCCATATTCGTTTAATTCTCCGCCATGTATCGGATTGTTGTTTACATCTGTTTTGAAAATCGGATCACCAAATGTATCTGCTAGATCTCTTTGTGAAGTAAGTAGATAAGGTGTTCCTGCATTAGCTGCCAATGTTCCAGGTGCTGTACCTGTGCCTGCAGCATTTGTTTTATTAGCCGCCGTAGCGACAAAAATCATTGGGGTTGTACCTGGCTCAGCTGGGGTATAAAAACTTTCGTCTATAACGCTGACCTGTACTCCTGGTGATACTAGTGCCATTATAATTCTCCTATTGTGGACATATGTTTATTACTATTATTTAGCAAACAAAATCAAAATTAGTGTATCAAAACACATAAAAAAGGGACCAAAAAGGTGAGCTAAATACAGTATGAGACCGTTATGTAGATGTGGACAGCGTCCGTGTGCAATTAATTACCGCAAAGGTAAAAAAATTTATTATAGAAAACTTTGCGAAAGATGTTTGCGCAACGGATTAAATCACGGAGTACCTTTATGGAAGCAACGAGGGTATGAAAAGAAAGATATTTGTGAAAAGTGTAGTTACACAAGTAAGTATCCTGAACAATTTAATGTATATCATATTGACGGTGATTTACAAAATTGCAGGCCGAGTAATTTAAAAACTGTTTGCGCTAATTGTCAACGTATTATGCAGAAGCAAGGAGTTCGGTGGAAGCAAGGCGATCTTTTACCAGACTTTTAAGCATGTCTAACGTACCACCATTGTCAATAATATGATTAAAGTTTACATTTGCCCAAGCCCACTCTGATTGATGCACTTCTTTAGGTTCTACACCAATATCTTGGTACATTCTAAACCATACAGGATCAGGACCTCTACGCACACGCCATACTTCACCGTGTACGCTTTTTAACATATTTGCTTCGTTAGGAAAACGTACATCAGGTATTACAAAATTTACACCTGGATTTTGCATTATTTTCTTTTTAACTAAACTTACCCAAATACTGTCATCAAATCCTTTGCGCATACATTCTGTACCAAATTCTTGAAGTACTAACCTAGGAGTAATAGTTCTGCCTGTTTCCGCACTCCAAAAACTATCACGCTTTTCACGCCATTCTCTACTTTCGTCAGTATCGCCTTCAAGCATTTGTCTATCCCAACCAAATACTTCTGCAACACCGTCTTTGAGTTTGTCAGCAAATGATATTTTTGTAAATCCAAAATCACTGACAAGCATGTCGGCAACAGTGCCTTTGCCACTTCCTATTAAACCACAAATACCTATAATCATAAGAAATCCTTCAAATAATATATAGTATATACAAATTATTTGTGTTTGTCAAGTAGTTTTTGGTAGGCTTCTGCAAATCCTTCTTCATGCAGATATGCTTCATTGTTATTCCACATACGTTTAAAATATCCAGGTGCTGATTCTAATATAGTTTGTTCGCTTGCGCCAAAGTGACCTTTAACCATCCAAAAAAGCCTGTGGGCTTCTTTGTGGCTAAACTCTGCCATTATCCTATGGTAAATCCGTAGCCAACGCCGCCTGGAACAGCAGTGCTGACTTCTTGTTCAAGTTTTTCCATTTCTGCTTGTGCCTCTGCTTTTAGTGCATCGCCGTTTAATTGGCCTCCACCTTGTGGGCCTGCAATAGTAGCAAATTTACTACGTGCTTCACCCAGCATATATTTACAAGTAGCAACAGTGTAATCTTTTATCCATTGCTTTGCAAGATAATCATCTAGTAATTGCTCATCTGGTCTGTAGTTATAGCATAAAAGTAGTAGCGTTTCTTCTGTACGTGAACGCTGTAATATTGTTAATTTTTTGTTTGCTGTATTCCATTTAAATTCAATAAATGATCCAAACATTCTACCTACTAATTCTTGGTATTGTGAGAAGAAATCGTATGTAGCAAGTCCGCCCATGTTAGAACTGGCTAACAAATATGTGTTTGTGTATGCAAGGTTAAACGGTTCAAACAGTGTACCACCATCTCCTCCGCCAGTGCGTGATCCAATTGATCTGCGAAATATTCTACGAACTTCAACTATTTCATTTGGTAGTGTATATTCATTTTGATCAATAACAGTAGGCATAAAGAAGTAACTTTCTTCTACTGAATTGTCTGATCTTTGACGAAATCTTGCCAGTGCTTTTCCTAATGCTGTTTCGTAGTGTACTGGATCAAGTTCAACATCAACCATACCTCCGCCTAACATAGCATTAACATAGTCAAATATTTCTTGTTTTTTAGTTGTAAGTGTTGCCATACGAAAAGTTCTCCACAAGTATTTATCGTTCGATAAATATGTATATGCCAAGATTATCTTTATACAAACCAGAGAAAGGCAAAGATTACGAATTCATAGACAAACGGATCTATGAGATGTTCACTGTGGGTGGCACAGACGTCTTTGTTCACAAATATTTGGGTCCGAAAAATCCAAATGAAGCTGATGCTACAGCAGATCAGCCTCGTTATGATGCTGTTAAAGAAACTAACATACAAGATATGTTGTTTATGGAAAACAGAGATCGAAAATACGATCCAGATATCTACACAATGCGTGGTATTTACAATGTACAAGATATAGACTTTAATATGAGTCAGTTTGGATTGTTCTTATCTAATGATACACTGTTTATGACCATTCATATAAATTCAAGTGTAAAAACTCTTGGTAGAAAAATAATGCCAGGCGATGTTATAGAGTTACCGCATCTTAAAGATGAATATGCTCTAAATGACTACAGTGTAGCTCTTAAAAGGTATTACGTTGTAGAAGACGTAAACAGAGCCGCAGAAGGATTTAGCCCTACTTGGTATCCGCACTTGTATAGAATTAAATTAAAGCAAATAGTAGATAGTCAAGAATTCAAAGAAATATTAGATTTACCTATGGAAGAGGATAATCCAGGTAGTGGAACATTGCGAGATCTTTTATCAACATATGAAAAAGAAATGCAAATTAATAACGCTGTTGTGCAACAAGCAGAAGCCGATGCAGCCAAATCTGGCTATGACACAAGTCATTTCTTCACACTACAAACAGACGATAACGGTGAAGTTGAACTTGTAACTACAGATACAACTGACTTAGATGCTAGTACACAGAACGAACTTGCAGACAGGGTTATGCAAACACCTGAAAGAGAAGGTTATCAAGGGTACTTGCTAGGTGATGGTATTCCTAGCAATGGTGAAGTATTTGGACACGGTATAGGATTTCCTTCAGGCAGTGCAGAAGGAGATTTCTTCTTAAGGACAGATTTTATGCCAAATAGATTATTTAGATATGACGGTAGACGTTGGGTTAAACAAGAAGATTCAGTACGCATGACATTGACAAACACTGACACAAGATCACACCAAAAAGGAACATTTGTAAACAACACAAATACAGACACGATTGGTGGTGAGGTTGTTGAAGAAAGACAGAGTTTATCAAAAGCACTTAGACCTAAGGCAGATAACTAATGCAACATTTTTATGACGGACAAATAAGAAGATATATAACTCAAATAGTCAGATTAATGAGTAATTTTTCTTACAAAGACGGAAGTGGAAATTTAACACAAGTTCCTGTTATGTATGGAGATATTACACGACAAGTTGGTCATATACTAAGAGATAATTCCGAAAATAAAATTCCTAGTGCTCCTAGAATGGCTGTATACATCACAGGATTAGAAATGGATACAACACGATTAAGTGATGCAAGTTATGTTAACAAATTAAACATAAGAGAACGTGCCTATGATGAAGATGGTAATGAATATCTAAACACACAAGGTAAGAACTACACAGTTGAAAGACTTATGCCTACACCTTACACTTTAAGTGTAAACGTTGATATGTGGACTTCAAATACAGATCAAAAATTGCAATTAATGGAACAAATTTTGATGCTGTTTAATCCTAGTTTGGAAATACAAACAACAGATAATTATGTAGACTGGACCAGTCTTAGTGTGGTAAATCTTGACACAATTAATTTTAGTTCAAGATCTATTCCGATAGGAACTGAAAGTGAAATAGATGTTGCAACTATGGGGTTCAAAACTCCTATTTTCATATCACCACCTACCAAAGTAAAACGACTAGGAGTAGTGCAAGCCATTGTTCAAAGCATTTACGACGAAACCAAAGGTACAATAGAATTAGATCTAAGTAGGCCGCAAGGAGCATTAAGTAGTGCAGGTGAAGGTGCAGCAGTTCCTAACGCTGATGTAAAAACCACAGTTTCTATAACGCCAACAGGTACTATAGCAACAACAAAAAACAAAAAAGATGTATTCAAAGAAGATGCAACAACAGTTGTTAGTAATACCTACAAAGATTATGGATTGCTTGTAATGACCAATACTGCTAAAATTATTAGACGCGGTGTTGTGGGTAGTGTTTCCTGGGAAGCATATGTCGAAGCGTTCCCTGATATATTTGAACCAGGATTGACAGAATTAAGACTTAAGAGAAAAGATGTAGAAAACGAAATAGCAGGTACAGTTGCAATTAATGCAACAGATCCAAGTGAATTAATTATAAATTGGGACAGTGATACTATTCCTAGTGATACTATTATAACAGGACCAACGGGTGATGCAAATAAAATTAGTTATATAATAGATCCTACAAAAACAAGTCCTGTATCTCTAAGGACTACTGGGACTAGAATATTGTTGCTAGGCACAGGCATAGGTGATTCTATAAATGTTGACGGCGCTGATGATTGGAAAAATGCTGATGGTACTGACTTTATTGCTGGTGAAAATGATATTGTAGAGTGGGATGGATCTAAATGGCATGTAGTTTTTGACGCAAGTGAAGCAACTGATAACATTTACACAACTAATTTAAATACTGGTATTCAATACAAATGGGATGAAGGAGAGTGGATTCTTTCGTTTGAAGGGGAATATCCACATGGAGCATGGCGTCTAAAGTATTAGTATAATTACTAGTATGAATAATATTATTTGCAGCGGAGCATTATTTTACACTCTAGATACTAAACGTTTTCTCTTTTTACATCGTACGCAGGGAAAACAAAGCAATCTTTGGGGTTTAGTTGGTGGTACTGCTGAGGATAAGGAAACTCCTTGGGAGAGTCTCAAGCGTGAAATTTCTGAAGAAATAGGTAAAATAGATATTAAAAAAACTATACCGTTAGAAACGTTTATTTCTAATGACAGTAAATTTCATTTCCATACATATCTATGCGTGGTAGAACAGGAATTTATACCTAAATTAAATAAAGAACATGACGGGTATGCATGGGTTACATTTACTAAATGGCCAAAACCTTTGCATCATGGTTTAAGAAACACACTTACAAACAAAACAAATCAAACCAAACTTGAAACTGTCTTTAAACTTATAGAGTTACTGTAATGAATAAACAAAATAATGTAAAAAAGCAAGATTGGGGATTTGAAATCTTATGGACAAATTCCCAAAATTACTGTGGTAAACTTTTAGTATTTCAAGAAGCAAATAAAAAAACAGGGTTCTTTTTTCATAAACAAAAAGATAAAACTTGGTTTGTAAATAGTGGCAAGTTTTTATACAAATGGATAGACACATCAGACGGTAAAATTTATCAATCTGAAATAAAAGAAGGTGATACATATCACGTCCCGCAACACAAGCCTTGTTTTTTACAAAGTTTAGTTGCAAATAGTAGTATAACAGAAGTAAGTAATGGCGAATTTGATGATGATTTTTG